TTAAAAACTCCTTTGAAATCGTGGACTACAAGGGATGGTCTATAGGTCAGACAAAAGAAATCCTAGAGCAATTCAAACTCTTTATTTAACTTATCTTTACTTATATTAGGGTCGAGGTGTTCACGAGCACTCGTCGAGTCCTCGACGATTCCATTTGGTGGTGGTATTCTACTCGGAGTGGGTCTGTCTATCCTCTGGTATTTCTTGAAGTTACGAATATAACCATATTGTAATGAGTCATGCTCATACCAACAAACCTTCTTATCTAAATCAATTTTTATTGCCTTAAAGTCAATGTCGTCATCATACGGAAATATCTGGGCTTTCAGAAGAGCTTCATTTGCTTTAAATCTACCCTCATCATCCGCAAAATTCCAAAGGGCTATATAACAAAGTCTTGATATAAAACTCCAGCTGCCTATTTCTTCATCACTCCAAAACTCTGGGTCTATCATACGCTTCCTCGGCATTCTATCTCCTTAAAATAAAACTGCCCTTACTGAACTCGACCCGTCAGAGTCTGATTCCCGAAGGAATCGCAAGGGATAAATCCCAAGTCCAGTAAGGGCATTCTTTACAAACTTGTTGAAAATCTCAGACACAAAAAATCCCCTGCTCTATCTGACGGGTTTTAATCATGCCTAATTATAATCTATTTCGTCCTACTCTGTCAAGCGTTTTCTAAATAACCCCCTGTGGGGAAGGAAACCTCTTTTTAAGGTTTGCTATCAAGTCTCGGCGGTTGGGGTGGGCGAAGTCTCTCACCTTTGCCGACGCCTCTCCACTACGCCCCAACACTCCTTAACCTTCTCCTCCAACGCCGATACCTGAGAGGCAGACAGGTCATCATGGCGTTCCTCAAGGTTCTCACTCAACACCCTGAATTGATGATACACTCTCAGCTTTCTTTCTTGTGCGGTCATACGGCCTCCTTTGTTGGATACAGCTTGGCTCTCACCCGCTTCTCAACGCAATTCTCACAGGTGCGCTTCTTGACCCTCACTACCTCCCCGCTTGGAAGCCACTTATTCCGAAAGTCATTAACTGGCTGTCCATCGAAAGTTTTAAAGAAAGTATAACTATCTTCTACGGTTGATTGAATAAGTTTTACACAAGGATTTATCTGAAAATAAACTGTAGAGTTAATATCCGTTCCTGTTGCATCTAAATTTTCAAAAAATGTTTCGGGTTGTTCCCATTTACTTGTTTGAATAACTGGCTTAGCTAATAACAACATATTTTGCGGAACTAATGGATCGATAAAATCACCATCTACATTTTTATCACTTAATAAATCAACTTTTACTTTTTTACGTGCTTTTATAATTTGTAGTTTACCGTCTTCAATTCCTTTGCATCTGAAATAAGTTAAATCATCTGTTTCGGCTGTTGCAAAATCTAAATCACAATTATAGCTATTATTTTCGTCTATTTCTAAAGTTAAAACAACAATTGATTCAAAACCAAACTTTCTATGGTAGTATAGTAATTGTTTTAGTTCATGTTCTCGCATATCGGTAAACTCAAACATAATTTCACCTCCACTAAATGAAATATCTCTAGCCATTCCGCCACCATCAGTCTTTTGTTTTAACGAAAATTTAATCCCATCAACGCCAAAAGGCTCATCAATAACTTTCTTACCGTAATTATCTGATTTAAAATTTAAATAAAATCGCATAAAATTTGTATTATTTACACAAATATACTAAATTTGTTTTATAGTTACGGTCTGAAACTTGGTAACTGAAAAACATTAGCCTTTTAATTTGAGTAAAGCATCAGACCCTTTGCAATATAATTGAAAGGCATTTTTTATTTATATAATATTATGAAAGCAAATGAATTAAGAATAGGTAATTATGTTAACTTAATAGCTGAAGGTCACGAAAACGAACCCGATACTTTTAAATGGGATATTGATGATTATGAATTTTATTTAGATAGAATGAATTTTATTAAGCCAATACCATTAAAAGAAGGATGGCTATTTAAATTAGATAACAAAATATGGAGTTTTGAATGGTATGGTAATAGATTGATATATCAGCACAAAATATTTAAGGCTGTTAAAATAGAACAACTACCATTTAATAAATGGGCTTTTTATTTTAATGAAAATTTAATACAGTTTAAAAGTTATATTCACGAAGCGCAAAATTTATATTTTGCATTAACCAATGAAGAGTTAAATTTATAAACCCCTTAAGTGATTAAGGGGTTTGTTTTTATACTGAATATCCTGTTCTACTTACACGGTTGTTATTTCTAATTGTTTTGTTTCCGTTTGATTCGCTCCAAGTTCTAATTCCATTTTGGTCTATATTAGTTACATTAGTTTGAATCTTACTAAAATGCTTAGCCATAACTGAATCCATTTCTTGTGCTGTCATTCCGTTATTTTTATTGTAATTAGCACTCATCGAAATACCTCTTTCGTTTAACATTTGCATTATTTGTTGTTCATGCGTTAATACCTTAGTTCCTTTTGGGGCATTCATTAATACATTACGACCTTCTGGCATTATTTCTTTACCGTTTGGTAATATTACTTTCTCTTGAAAATTAGAACCTGCACCGTCATTTACAAGCATCATACCTCCTATGTGATTATCTGTACCATCAAAGTATTGAGGAACTTTTTGAGATGCTACAACTCCAGCTTGCGCTAGTCCAATACCTCCGATAATTAATGCTAATGTAGTTGCGCTAACGCCGAAATCAAATTTAGGTACTTGAGCATAAGTACTTACTATAGCTTGAGCTGTATCTATTGCGATGTTAAAAATAGCTTGTTTTTGTTTGGCTTTAAATTCTCTTTCTGCTATTTGTTTTTTCTTTTTCTCAGAATCAGCTTCGATTTTTTCTCTTGCACTTGCGCTGTCACCTGCAAAAGTTAGAGCTATTTCTTTTTGACTTTCTAAACGTGAATACTCAGCATCAAAATTAGCTTGCGAAGCGTTAGAAATGAAATTAAAGGCTTCTTGTGCGCTTTCTGCAATGGCATTGAATGTAACTGCGAATTTCTCTTCTGTTGTTGTTGCTCCTTCTAATAACTTATTAAAAGTTCCATCAAAGAATGTTTCTAAACTACCTAAGCCACTATTTTGTAGAAACTCACTTCCAAATGAAGCTAGCCATTGAGTAGTTTCCTGTCCCAATTCTAATATTCTTTTCTGAGTATCTTCTGCTCTTTTACCTATTTGCTCAAGTGTTTTATCCACCTTTTTTCCACTTTCTATTACAGCATTAAAAGGCTCTTTTTCTTGTGATTTAGAAGTTGCCATCTTAGTTATAGGGTCTAAATCTAAAGCTTCTAAGGTGTTTTTTTGCTTATTATAGCTCTCAATTAATTTTATTTTTTCTAATTGAAAGTTTATTAAAGCTGTTTTTTGTTTATCTTGATTTCCTTTTGACAGTCTAAATTCTTCATCATAATCTACTTTAGCTATTTCAACACGCTTTAAAAAATCATAATCTAAAGCTACTAGTCTATCTGAATAATAAGAATCTTCATTATTTAATTTTACATCGATATTAGCAAGCTCTAATTCCAATTCTTTTTTTCTCGCTTCGGCTATCGCCTTTAATCTATCATCTTCTATTTTTGTAGATATTTTTTTTGCTTTTTCAGCAGGTTTTAATGTCTGCTCAATTACGTTTCCTTCAGCTATTTTGGATATAAAGAAAGCGTCTTCTTTTGCCCATTGTGCACGTTGCAAAATAGATTCCTCTCTTAGTTTTTGAATATCACGTCTTATTGATTCTTTCCCTATTACAGTAGATACTCCTCCAACACCTACACTAGTTGAAGTTGTTTTTTCGCTTTTAGCACGGTTTAAATCTGCATATTTTTTAGTTATTTCTTCAATATCTTTTTGCTCAATAACTAAACGTTCTGATTCTCTTTTTTGTAATATTTCCTCTGATGCTCTAGCCTTTGCTGTTGTTATAATTGCTTGACTTAATAAATTATATTGGTCTTTAGCTTTTCCAACCATAATTTCCTCGTCGGTGAGGCTTTTAAAGTAAAAAGGATATAACTGCTGTAATTCATCAACATCTCTTTTTCTATCTTTATAAGAACGATTTAAATCTGTTGCACTTTTATATAATACATCAATATTTACTTTTTCCTCCGCATAACTTCCAGAGCTCTCTTTTAAAGAGTTGTTTAACAAAGATTGATTTTCAGCTAGTGATTTAATAGCCTCTTTTCCTTTTAACGCACTACCTAGAAACTCAACTATTTTTCCCCCGTAAATTGTCAACAAAGTAACGCCAACAGACAATAAAGTTTGCCAAGAAAATAAAGCTCCTGCAAGCTGTTTTAAGACGCCAACCGTTGGCTTTCCTTCAGATGCTAGCGCTTTATTTTGGGTGTTAATACCTTTTATAGCGTCAAATAAAGCGGGTAAGTTATTAGAAATAGCCATAAACCCAGTATTCAAACTGTTTGCAAATGCCGGAGCTTCACGGCTTAATTGATTAATTGAATTACCTAAAGCATTAAAGCTACCGCTATAATTACCTACATTTCTTTGATTTTTGCCTATTTGAGAATCTACCGTTAACAAAGCTGATTGATATTTAGATATTCTTTGTGTTAGAGTTGTTAATTGAACCTCTTCTTTGGCTGTTAAAGTATTACCTAACTGTTTTCTAATCGCTAAATCTTGATAGGTTTTAGTTAAAACATTTACGCTATTTTGAATCCTTTGGTATGAAGTTTCGTTTTTAGCGTTTAAATCAGCTTCTTTTTTCGCATTACGTTCAAATACGTCAAAAGCCTTTTCTCTTTGCTGTTGTAAACGAATTTCAGCTAATCTACTTTGTTCTGCTTTTTTTGAAATATCAGCGTGTAACTTGTTTATTATTGCGTTTTGCTTCTCTAATTGACTATTCAAAGCAGTTACATTACTAACCGATTTATCTAGTCCACTCGGAGTTGATATACTACTAATTCCTTTACTTGCGCCTATAGCACTTTGTGAAATTTTAATCAATTCAGCATCGGCTTGAGTTAACTTAGCTATTAGATTTTCAACTTGCTTTATTGCTTCTGAGCCTATTACTGCATCTACACTATTTGCCATAATTAATTAATTATACCGATATTAATACCGTGTTTGGACAATTTTTCTTTTAAAACTTCAACTTCGTTTAATAATTCTATTAAATATTTAGTTTCTTCAACTAATTCTTTTAATAAATCTTCTTTTATAAAATTTTCCATAATTAATTTTGTTTAGATTTTTCTTCTAATAATTTTGTAATTTCAATCCATTCTATAACGGTTATTTCCTTTGGATTTAATCTATAAGGATATTGCAAGCCAATTGTAGCTATTTGAAGCTGTTTAGATAGCGAAACACTCTCTTTTGCAACATCTTTTTTTAATTCAATATCAATTAGTGATATTTTAGTTTTAATCCCTTCACAACCAACATTTAGCCTAATTAATTCCTCAGCATCTCCTTCTTTTGTATTTATCTCAGGCATTTTAAAGCCATGTTTAGCTAATTCTTTTATAAAAACTAAACGTGTTTCCATATCATTATCCGCAAATCCTAACCACATACGATTAATTAATGATTTTACAACATGATATTTTAACTTTAATATTTCAATCTCACACCATTTTTGCAGTCTAATTGTAAACGAACGGTCATCTATAGCTTTAAAATATTCATCTAATATAACTTTCTCAATAGGCTGTAACGACTCCACATTTTCTTTAGACTGTCTACCATCATAACCTTGACGAAACCAATTTAAATCCGTTGTTGTTCGGTATTTATCGAAGTTATATAAAGGTAACGTTTCGATACTATCGTAATATTGTGGCTTAGTTTGTTTCATTTTGTAATTTATTTAGATAAAAATCTCTGCTATTTCTTGTTGCAAAATATTGATAATTAAACCAAAATATAAACAATTTATATTGTATCAAATAAGATATATATCCGGATTGTATAACATTATCTTTTTTTCTATACTTCATTACAAATATCGCTTTATAAATTTCATTAGCTCAGGCAGTATAATTTGATAATTTACTATGTCAGTGTTATTTTTATTTAATCCAAATAAATTACTATACCCTGCAAAGAATATCGATTTATCACCGCTTCCAGTTCCTGTACTAAATATGTCAAACTTAGTTAAACTTGGCTGTATATTAATCTGCATATTACTTAAAAACGCTCCTGTTTCAAAGAAATTGTATGGATTTCCTGCAATTTTTCTAGGATTAGATAATTGAGTAGCTAAACTATAAACACCCTTAAATATTTCGTTATTATTCTTTAATTGCTTGTCATCTGAACCTATACCACTCTGAAAAGCATCTACATTTAAACTGACTATTTTATCTTCATTAGCTAATATAATTCGCTCTTGTTCATTAAGCAATTCACTTGCCACAAACTCAGCTTTTTTAATATAGTCTCTAATTGTTATCATTTTATCTTTTAGGCCTATAATTTATTGGCTCACTATAATAATAAATAACACCTAATAAAATAGGAATACTTATTAAAAGTAAATAAAGATATTTTTCATTATTAAAATACTCTGATAAAATAACAGGGAACAAAACAAAGCATACTAATAAAAATACAATTATAATACCTAAGTAAACTAACAATATACATTTTAATACTTTCATAACTTCTATCATTTCACACAAATATACAAAAAAACCAGCTACAATTAAGTAACAGGTTAAAATAGTAGTTGTGTTAGTTTAGTAATTATTATAATAAAGATACATTATCATAATGTTTAATAATTTCTTTTGTAATTGTTTCTTTTATTTCTTTTTTAGAATTTATTTGACTTTGTAAATATTTAATTTCTAAATCTAGCTTATTTTCTATTTCTTCAATTTCTTTTTTATAATATTCTAAAAAAAAAGATTGACCTTTTAAATTAATTATACCAAATAAATAGAAAGGATTTACATAATTATTATATACGTTTTGAAGGTTAGATTTATATTGTATAGTATCTAAATACTCAATTCCTCCACATTTTCCACCACCTAATATTAATTTTTCTTCTAAATTTTCTAATTTAGTCCATCCATTACAGATTCCTAAATGGTCATAACTTCTTATTAAATCTATATCAAAAAAAGACAAAAACAAATCCATTCTAATAGGGTTTTTATTATTTGATATTTGTATTTTATTGTGCTTTAATTTTTCGTAAAATTCTTTTTGTAATATGCTCATAAAATTTATATATTAAAAAAGCACCCGATTAAAGGTGCTTTAGGTTATTTAATAGTGACGTATATCTTCATACGTTTAATGTCTGAGTTAATTCTAAAAAATATCTGATAATCTAAACATTGGAATATCTTTAAAAGGACTACCACAGTAATCATTACGCATGTAATAGTAATTAAATCCGTTGAAATTAACTTTAGTTAAATAACAGAAAAGCTCTGAGTCATGTGTATCATTTAAAAATTGAATTTCTCCTTTTTTTAATTTTTCTAAAGCTTCTTCTTTAGAAATTTTGTAATCTGGTCTTTTAAGAGTAGCTAAAAAATTCTCAATGTCTGAATGATAAACCTCTCTTAATCTTTCTTCTAAAGACGTTGAATCGTTTTTTACGTGAGAATCTGAAAAACTTTTAGTTCTTTTTTCCGATAATAAAAACTTACCGAATGCAATTAAATCTTTTTTGTTGTAGTACGTTACCATTTTCTTTGTGTTTCATGGATTAATAATATTCAAATTTACAAAACTTTTCATTAAGAATCAATATAAATAAAAAAAACCGTTACATATTGTAACGGTTTAGTTCTCCCTTCTTTTTTAGTTAATTAAACTGCTGTAACTACCGCTGTGGCTGTGTTTGATTTGTATAAAACATCAACCAAAGTTAAAATAGTATCGTTCAAAGATACAGTTACAATATCAGCGGTTGTATTAGCTGAAACGGTAAAAGTATATTTTTTAGTTGTTGCGCTGTAAGCTACTGCACTTGGAACTAAAGGTGCTCCATTTCTTGTTATAGCAAAATCAGGAACAAGCAATCCTTCAACTGGATGCGTTTTATCTAATAAAAACGCACTCACAACAATTGCTAAAGAAGCTGTAACAATTGGGTCAATAGTTACTAAAACCTCATTAACCCCGTCTAATTCTCCATAAGAGAAGTCTAAGAACTCAGAAGTAATCCAAGACATACGCTCGTCAATTTCTGAGCGCTCTGTAAGTTGTAATACAACTGTTTGGCTTGAGGCATCAGTTCCATTAGCACCCATATATTTGCCGTTCTCAAACATACCTAAAGTATATCCTTTTGGTTCACCTGATTTTGTAACAGTAAAAAACATTGAGTTATCTACATCAAACAAAATCAAATCATAAGCGTTAAAACCACTTAGAGCAGTTAATGCTTTATGGAAATTAATTCCATTGTCAAAAGTCGCAGTATATTCGTAAGGATTCTTTCCTGCTACTACTTTAATTCCAGAACCCGCACGTGTAATGATATTGTCATCTGCTGTATTATCTTCAAAAGAAACAACACCTTGCAACATAATCAATACACCATCTTGCTGTAAAGAACGCATGTAATCTTTTGTTATTTCTTGGTCTAATTTATAACCTTTTTGAAGTAATCCCAACGCTGTAACACGCTTTCTGTCAATTCTGCAACCTGCTAATCCAGTGCCTAAAACACCACTAGCACCACAGTTTACTGTGTTAATATTTGTATCTATTGCCATTATTTTATAAATTTATTAGATGTTAATTTTTCAATTGTTTTTTTATCTGAAAGCTCTATCTTAGAACCAACTCGATATAATTTATCAACGGTAACTTCTTTAATTACCGTGAATGTTTTTGTTTTAATTTCTTTAGCTTCTGCCATTGTTTAAAATTTAATGTTTTTGTTTATACACCCGTCAATCAGTTCAACTTCTAAATCTAATACAATAGCATTCCAAATAGTTATTAATCCTTTTCCGTTATCGTTTACACTATAATTAGGCTTCAATTCTTTATCAATTGAACTTCCAATTATCTTAGATATACCACTACTATTTAGAAGAGTTATAAAGTTATTGTAAACTGGAATAAGTATATTAATATAATCTGTTTGGTATTGTGTTGCATTAAAAGCGTCCACATCATTTGAACGTGTAGCAATTACAAATCTTGCATTTCTTGTAACTCGATTTCTTAATAAGTCGTCTGTATCTTTTGAGGTAACTAACCAAATAAGTGGATATTTTGAAACGCTTTCTTTTAGAATAAGAAACTTATTTAACACATCAATTGTGCCCCAATCATATCTGATTGGATGGGTATTTTCCCATTCTGGCATTAATGCTACTAATTCTCTTATTTTCTCTTCAAAAACTATCATATACCAAAACTGTTTTTAGTTTCGTAAATCTTGAAATACTCAGGCTTCCAATTAGTGAAATCGGCTTGTTTATCCATCAAGTAACCGTAAAGGCTTTTCTCAATATTGTTGCATCCGTACCAATCTATAAAATTATCAGTAATAATGGGCTGTGTTAAATACTCGCCTTGATACTGTTTTATAAAGTTTTGTGATGCTCCAGATATTAAATAAGCAGGTGTTTGATTCGTTGCATTTTCTGGATTTACTTTTTTTGCCCCAGTTGCAGAAAGTCTAATATCTGTTTGAGTAACAAATTCTTGATAAATATAATTAGCTATTAATGAATCATCATTGTCAAGTCCTAGCCATATCTTCCCGTCATATTCATCACCTTGAATCAGTTTCTTAAACTTTTCATTTTCTGGCTCTTCAATTGTAGTTTCAGTTAATGCTTTAATTTCATTGTAAAGACTTAAACCAAATGCATTTAATAATATTTCACGTTCCAACTTAATACAAAGATAATCCAATTCATTAGCGTTATTTGGCGTGCTTGACGGGTCAACAACTGCTAAAGGAATATGAATGTAATTTTGATTGTCGAAATATGATTTATTTATTATCTGCATCTTTTTTAGTTTTTTCTTTTACTTTTTCAAATAGTTTTATTTCAAAACCTTTATCTAAAACACTTTCATCTGTTATTTCAATTAAGGCGGATTTTTTATGACCCGCCCAATCTTTTAATAAAATAACTTGCATTACGGTTTAGTTAATGCGGTTTTAGAAGTTGAAAACACACCTTTAACAAAAGCTCCATAGTGATTAGATTTTACTCTGTGAACTAAACGCGCCTCAGCAAGAATAGTAACAAAGTTTTTAGTAAAATCATCATTTTCATATCCTACATTGATAGTCAAAGACTCTTTAAAACGAACTCCAGATTTAGTAAAATCTCCAACTAAGAAATTATCGATTGCCATACCTGTGTTAGAAATAACAGGAATACCAGAAACTTGTAACCCGTAAGAGTTTGTTAATGGTCTGTAAACATAATGTCCATCAGTTCCTTTGTCTAAATCTAATTGAGCAATGTTTGTCGGATGCATAACTATATAGTTAGGCGTAAACAAATTAGTTTCAATTTGATTCATTGCTACTCTTAATACATCAGCATTGTTTGGAGTAACAACAGAAAGAGCAAATGCCCCAGCAGACCAAGCAGTAGCGTTAGTCATAATACCAGTTAAATTAACCGTTAATCCATCGCCAGAAAGAATTTGCTCATCAATTTTAAGATTAATAATTTCAGTCAATTCTTGGTCGATTTCAGAACGCAACAACTCAACATCGTCAAGCATTTCTTTAGTAACTTTAATATAAGCTGTTACTTTTTTTACCTGAGCACTCGCTAATACTAGATTAAAATCAGCTTGTGATTTAGCCAATCCTTCACCTGTCATTCCTGCGCCACCTTCTGGAAGTTTTTGCTCTACCCATTCCCAAAGGTTAGACATGATTTGACCGGTATTTACTAATTGAAGTAAATAAGGACTTCTTCTTTGAATACGTGTAATTCCTGCTTCTCTTTCTCCTTGTGGTATTTGACCAGTTACATTAGTTGCAAAAGTCATAGGACCTACTGCTTTTAATGCAAATTGAACCGAACCGCTACGGTTAGTTTTAAGAGTTGCTAAATCGTCTTTTTTAGATTCTAATACTGATTTAAGACTTTCAGTATCTTCGATGTTTAATCCTTTAGTTTCTAATCCTAAAAGTTTTAAAGCCAATTCATCAATGCTTTCTTTGATTGAACTTACTTCAGCTCCTTGCGTTTTAAGTGCTGAAACTTCACTCATTACTTGCAATAATTCTTCTTTTGTAACTTGGTTAGCTTTCATTTGCTCAACCTTTTCCGTTACTTGTTTAATTAATTCTTCCATTAGTTAAATTTGTTTAATAGTTCTTTTAATAATTCTTTTTCTTGTTCTTTTTGAGTGTCTATTAACGGCTCTTCTTTAATCTCGGTAGTGTCATTGACGGCTTCCGTTTTAGTTTCTAAAGTAGGAGTAGCGGAATTGCTTCCCATCACTACAGCGCTACCTTCTATTATTTTTGCTTCTGTAACAGCCCAGAAATAACCTTTTTCATCAGCTAACTCTTTATTTGCTATTACAGGATAATATTTATCCCAATTTGCCTTTTCTTCTTCATCCCATTTAGTTTCAGAATTTAAACACAAATGCATTGATACATAACGCATCCCAACTGAATGATTTTTTACCCAACCGTTTTTATATTGGTTAAGCATAAATTCATTTCTTTTCTTATCTATTACGCTATCGAATATCAAAGCTTGTGTTTTGCCAATGTAAGGAAGTCCAAGTTTGCTCCATTCCATTGATTTAACGCTACCTATTGCATTGTCAGAGATAACCTTATCAAACTCTCTTTCGTGTTCTTGTAGGTGCAAAAATGAAACGTTATCTTTTACTGATTTATTCCAAATTCCATCTATATGAACATCCCCGTGAGAGTCGAGAAAATTGGTGGTATTAATAACTATCTTAACAGTTATTGATTCCATATTTTCTGCGCTTTCTCCTTCTGCTTTATTTTGTAAGTTATTTTTAATTGATTCATCACAATAATAACCAGTAAAAGAATCGGCTTTTTTCTCAGTACTTTTCTTTAAAGAAATAAGATTCGATTTGTTTTCACGCAAAGCTTTAAACAATTCGTCTCTTGAATTAAATTCTTTTTTAGGAAATTCTTTTGCTATAATCATTTTTTAACTATTTTATCTAATTGCTTATTTCTCTCTGTTTTTATTTTTTCTACTTGTGCCTTTGTTAATTCTGGCTTTTTCACTTCTTTCATAATCCTAAAGTTAATTTAAACTCATCGCTCAATCTTTTTTGCTCATTAATACTTTCGTAAATCAAAGTTTCTTGATAGGCTTTTAATGTGTCTATCTTTGTTTTCATTACTAATTGCATAACTGGTAAGTGATCGTAAGACGCTTTTAAAGACTCGCCTTTATCAATCAAGCCAAATGAACTAGCAAAACTATTCATGGTGTTATTAGCATCTGTTTGAATACTATTTTGAATGTAGTCTAACATTGCTTTCTCTTTATTTTCATAAGTAGAAGAACCATTGCTAAAATAGTTTAACACATCCTTAGACATATCGAACGCTAATAAACAAGTTAAAGCATCTGAACTAAATTGCTCATCTAAAAACAATCTTTTCATATCACTAACTAAGTGTTGAGCCTTGATATTTGCATTAGTTATAAGTAATGATTTAGCACTAACTTTAGTAAGTATGTCTTTCTTATCATTATCTTGTATTTGAGCTTCGTTTCCATCGCCTTGACTTGCCATCAAATACTTTTGTGTCATTTTTAAGTTTACGTTCTTAGAAAGTAAATTTTCTTCAATGTTTTCGATAGTTTTAGAGATTCCTTTTAAGCGTGACGGAGAACTCATTAAAGAATTGCAAGTTAATCCATTTGCTAAATCGTAAGTAGGTATTAAGTCCTTAATAGATATATCAAAAGATTGTCCATCTAATTTATATTTAATCTTTCTATCTCCATACGCTTTTAGTTCTGCTTTAGTTGATATAAAAGATTTAACCTTGTGAATATCGTTTAATTCAATTTCACTTGGTAATAAATTATAAATAGATTTAGTTTGAGATAATGCATTAATTCGGTAAGTGTAATTTGTTCCTGTAGCAGATAAAAACCACATCTGTTGAAATAAAAAATCTTCTTGTGATTGAAAATAATTTGGTTGTTTTAATAGCTTTAAAATCTCGCTATTTTCAATTGTTTTCCCCGCTGAGTTTAAGTGTGTAATTTTCATTTGAGAATAAATCTTACACCTCAAAGCAATAATAGCAAGCAATACAGGATTACTTAAAGATGTATCTAAATACTTTGTAGAATTAGCAAAACCGTTATTTTCTAAAAAAGAATAGGTAAAAACACCCGTGCGGTCTCTTTCCACATTGATATTTTTACCTTGCCAAAAATTGAATAAACCCATAAATACGATGTTTCACAACATTGTTAATAAAAGCAAATATAGTAATTATTATTTAACTTAAACGAAAAACTTTAGTAAACCAAGAAATAACATATTTCATTGCGTCTAAAATGTGGTCGTCTCCGTTTTCTTCTGGAACATCCATTTGTATTCCTTGCCATATTTTCCAAGAATAAGACTCATATTCTAATTCAATGTTAATTGATTCTTTAACGTAATGTATTTTGCTTTTCTGCATAGTTTCAATACCTGTGGATATAGAGCCACTTCCCTTTTTAGCCCCTATAACATTATATCCAGCGTTTTTTAATTTGCGGGCTTCTTCTTTGTTTAATTCGTTACCGCTATCGCAAATAATTTGTTTGTGCTTCTCTATTCCTAAACGTTCAAACTCTTCTGACAAACTGCCTTTCATATCATTTAAAGGGCAATATAAACGCTCTAAAAAGAAATAGTTTTCATCACCATCAAATTTCATTTCTACTAGAGCTGTAGGTGCTGACAATCCAAAATCTAATCCGTAATAACTCTGATAAGGTAATTTATAGAAATCACTTTCATTTAATATTTTCCACCCTTTAAAAATTCTATTTGGTTTCTCGCTCTTTTGTCCTAAGCCAAATACAAGCCAGTGATATAAAGAAGCACTATTTACCGATTCATTATAAATACATCGTTTAATCTCGTTTATTTGGCGTTTAGTGAAGTCTTTTATATTTGTTTCAAAATCATAATTTTTAACCTCATTTTCTTTTATTAATTCTAATAAAACAACATCACAATGACTTAAAGGCTGATAAGATTGAATTTGTATTTTTGATTCTAAAGGGCAAAACGGATTATCTTGAAACGTAGAAAATAAAGTAATAGTATTGTCTTTTCTTTTCTCTTCATTGACCCAATGTGTTTGTTTAGGATTCCAATCGAACAAAATATATTTGCTTGTTCTTTGCGATAATTGTTTATAAACTTCATGTGAAAACTTGTAAGGCTCATTAATCCAACATATATCTTGAGTCATACCCATAGCATCATCTTCGTCATCTAATCCCGTAAAACGAATAAAAGAATTATTATGTAAGAAAGTCCAAGTGTGGTTTGTTCTATTCCTTAAAAAGTATTTAGTAAGGTTTTCATCTTTTATAAATGCATCAAATTGTTGTACAGTTATTTCTTTTTTTTCTAACTGTTTTTTTCTACCCATTGGGTCTGATAGCCATTTAATCCAATCTACTTCGACAATTTCTCTACATGATTTTTGAGTGTCTCTAAGTATTGTGCATGTTGTTAAAGGATTTTCAAATAAATCTAAAAACAAAACTTGGAAATTACTCCAAGTCTTAGAACTTCTTGAACTACCCTCTTCAACTATAAGTTTATACTCCTTTGATTGAGTAGCTTTCCAAATATCACGAAAAACCTTAGTAGCTAAAAAATCTATTTCACTACTCTTCGTCATCTGTATTCTCGATTATACGAACGTTTATAGAAGATGGAGTTTGTTTTATTTCTCCGCTATGCTCTTGTTGTATTTTATCTCCATATTTCTTTGGATTCATTTTACCTAACATCCATTTTCTAGCGTCCATACGCAATCTTGCCCTTTGAATTACGTCATTATTGACTATTTCTCGCCCATCTTCCAATGTTATAGTATCGTTAGTGTTTTCATCAACAATAGACAAAATATCTTCAAACATATTCTCGGCTCTTAGTTCTGTCGCGCGCGTGTATTGTTTCGATTTAACCTCGTCTTCTTCTATCCATATAAAAAAAGTTGAGCTACTCGGCATCTTATCTTTACGCAATGCTGAACGCAAAGAAGCACCATTTTCAATATCTGAAATGATGCTATTAAATATTTCGTTCTTGCTTTCTTCTGAATAAGCCATACAACAAAAGTAATAAAAAAAGCCTACAAAATATGCAGGCTAATAAAAAATATTGAAAATAAGAATAAAGATATTACAACTATACCGATAAAAAGTTTTGTTTCTCTCATAATCCTAATTGTTTAATTGCCGTTTTGGTTAGTTGTAAATCACATTGCACTAAATCTTCAATAGTAAATAATTGAAACCAAGAATGAAACCCGCTTGTTTTTTTCTTAGTTAAATAAATTCTACCATCTTCTGTATATGGGGATATAAACAAATCAATATTTAATTCAATTCCTTTTTTTTGACTTGCGCAATACTGAAACCCCTCAAACAAACATCTTTCTTTTGCTTGTTGATATTCTTTAAACATACATCCGTCTAAAATATAACCTTCTCTATCAGATCCATCTTCTTGTAAAATCAGCCAAACACCATCAACTAATTTGCAAGGCACAAACATCCATTTTTCTAAATGTTGTTTTAAAAATTTAGCATATCTATAATACAAATCTGCTAAATCTTCAAAATCACCTTCGTATATTTTTCTTTGTTTTATAACAAAATCTGTTGTCGCTGTTAAATTCATTTTATCATATATTTTACAGGTTTCACATCAACATGCTTTTTAACTAACTCTTTAGCTTCCTGTTTCAAACGATATTCCATTTCAAAAATAGTCTCGTATTTATTTGTTTTCTTGCTCATCTTGTAATAGTTTAATGAATTCATCTTCTGTTATTTTATGAGTTCCAAAAATAATCTGATTAGCTATAAAAAAATCATTATCGTCATAGACAAGAAAACTACCATTTCCAATAAGAAGATGTTCTTTTGTGATATATTTAAAAGCTACATCTTTATTCCATATTTTCAATCCATTATCAATACATAATTTTTTCATCCTATCACATTGTTCCTGTGATTCCATTTTTACGTAAGTGTTGTATATTGTTTTCATATCTTCTCAAATGTAATTACTGCTTTCATTCCGTTTTCTTTTGCTTTCTCTTGCAAACTTTCAATTTCTTTGCTGTAGTTTGGTTGTGGCTTTAATCTAAATTCGTAATTTCCAAGATAATCAAACCAATCGTTTTCATTATTTGGATTCCTAAATTGAATATCACTACCTTTCCAAACCTTCTCAACTTCAATATCACAAGCCTTTAAAAATATATCTTTATCAAACTCTTCTTGCGTGCATTTCATTGCTATTGCTTCCATATTACTCTAATATTATCTTATTAAATGCTCTAATTACTTGCTCATTATCGTGTAAATAAATATTATTACACTTTTGTAGCCACTCATAAAATTTTTCTACTTTACTCATAATATCTTTTTATTTAAAAGTTTCTCGGCTTCTTCTTTTGTAATTGTTTCTATAATTGTTGCCCAAGTTCCGTTGTTAAATACACAGCATCCTCCAATAGATAACATATTATTTATAAATTTAGATTGTTTAGAACTAAGCCTAGATATGCCGAACCCATTGTTAATCGATTCCATATAAGTACCTTCTTTAAATCCCCTCTTTACAGCTTCATTTTTCAATGCTTCAAATACTTCTTGTTCTGTGGCTTCAATCCAGTTGTGTGATTTACTGTACCAGTCTGAATTTCTCCAATTTCCGTATTCGTCAACTCCATAAAAATAAACTTCATTGACTTTTATTTTTGTAATAAATAAAACTTGTTTTCTATTATCATCAACTGTATTAAAAATATACCATTTTCCAACCTCCAACTCAACCTTAAAAGCCTCTGGAAACCATTGCTTTAATTTAGGTAATGTAAACCCGTTCTCCAGTTAAAGTATTTGCTCTTTTGTAATTTCGTATTTTTCCATTTTATCTAAATATTATTTGAATTAAAAAATATATTCCTATTGATACTCCAATTATAATTTGTGTTTTAAATTTCATAACCTTTCAATCTTTACAGATAGCCCACTTTCCTCAGCTTCTATCGAATTAATATTTAATTTTTGCATTGCAATACTCAAGGCTTTAATTGATGGCATGTTTTGCTTCTTTTTAGACACGTTTTGTTGTGTCATGCTTAATTCCTTGCTTATATCAACTTGAGTCAATCCTGAGTCTTTAAATAGCGTTTCGTATATTTTCATTATTGTTTATATTAGATTCCTCCGTTAAAAACTCCTATCAATGCAAATTCTTCAGGAGTAACTTGAATAGAAATATTTCCTCTTGTAAACTCACCTGAAGAAATAGTTAGTGGTTGTAAAAAGCTTCTTAGACCTTGAACTAATTCAGGAGATCCAGCTTGAAAAATAGCTTGCAATGTTTTCAAATCAGTCAATATATTTTCTTGCTTTAAATGTAGTGTAATTGTCATAATATTTTATCTAAAAGGTTTATTTTCATCGTTTACAAAAGACTTTCCTTTGCATAAAAATTCAGTTATTGTATCTTGAAGTAAATACAAGATTACGAACGGGATTAAAAAGATAATTGTTTCCATATTAGTTTTTTTAATTTTTATTTATTAAATACATTTCTACGGCAAAATATAGGTAAAAAACCGAGCGATACATATGTTCGGTTTTTTTAGTTTTTAAAATATAAGGCGTATTAAACAATATTAATAGTTCTGTTTTCAATACCATCTACTAAATAATCTTCTAAATCCTGATTTTCTTCATCTAATGAAATGTGCGCCCAATTACTTCTGTTATTTATGTGACCGTGTCCGATTTCATTTTGATTATAATAAATAACTAAGTTTGTAGAATCAATATCCCTTGAGTTTGTTCTAACTACTTTTAAATCCTTTACATTTATTTCAACTTTTTCTGTTACTGTTTTTGTGATTGTAATTTCCATAATTTTAAAATTTACAAAATAACTTTGTTGTTATTTCTTCTACAAATATACAACTCTTTTTTACATATACAAATTTTAAGTTGTATTTATAATCATTCTAAATAACTCTACCATAATAATAAAAATCTAACTTAGCTATTATTTCCTTTAATCTTTCAGGATTTGCAGTGCGCTTTTCTTTTTCTAATGCGTCTATGCTGTGCGGTTCGTAATCTTTGCATATTGTTGTTGTTCCTTTACTACAAATTTCTTTTTTCTGGCAATGTTTGCATATTATCATTTTATCTGTTTTTCATATACCAGTTAATCAATTCTTTTATATCGTCAAATTCCCATTTAAAGAAACACAAATACCCTTTTGCCGTTAATTGTTGCATCGATAATCTTTGCGCCTCTAAATGGTCATTTTTAAGCAACTCACCATTTAACTTATAAGGCGATTTGATTTTTAATTCAATAAACAATCCTTTGTAAAATTTGTTTGGTTCTAATATCAATAAATCAGGGCATTTAAAATCTTTCTTTTGAATTAACTTATTCCTAATCGCTTGTGATTCTGTTAATTTTACATTTCCTATAGTATCTGATAAGAATAATACATTTGGATATTGTAACTCTAAAAATCTACAAACTGCTTTTTGTAAGACAAATTCTTGGTGTTTCATGGTTATTTTTTCAATAAGTTTTTACCACAATTATCGCAAATAATAAAAGTTAATCCAGTTAATTTAATCCCTTTATATTTTCCAATTTTACAATTGTTGCATTTTTTACCAATATTGCAATTTATTACTCTTTGTATTTCTGTATCTTTTATCATAATTTTTGTTTTTAATTACACCCAACTCCCACCCTCTGGATTATCTATTATTTGAGGTAGCCATTCATCATTAACTTTAATACAAAATTCTTTAAATTTCTTTCCTCTACCTCTTTGACAAGTAACTAAACTATAACCTACATCTTCTATGCCCTCTTTATAAGTTCCTTTATCAGCTATAATCACAACGGTTTCACATTTGTTTTGTAATATCGTCCCTAAATGTCCTCTCGCTTTATCAGAACCGGGATTTAAGTGTAAAACTCCTGTAATATGTGATTTACTAATACTTGACCATTTCATTAACTTTTGAGTTAAATTACTGCTTTCTGTAAGTGAGTTAAAATCGTTTATCAGATCTACATAACCATCAATAGAAACAACGCCTAATTTATTCCTGTATTCACTTTCCATAAATAACCATTCAACGTACTGGAGTCTTTCAGTTGGAGAACGTTCCCTAAGTTTTAAAGGCAAATAATTACTAGGAATTTCACCCACCATATTTGGAATACGGATTGCGCTTTGCCATGAATCAAAATCATCCTGCTCTGTATCAATATCAATTACGTATTTATCCTGCAGTTCATGCCCTATAATATCAATTGAATTTGTATAAACATTAGAACGACCACCAAAAGAGCATCCAAGTATTAAAGATTTAAGAAATGATTTACGTGCTTTTTCTTCGCCTTTTATCATTGATATATTACCTGCAGTTCCAAATCTCAAAGGATGATGTACGCCTTTATATGCTTTATCGTCTCTACCTATTGAAATTCTTAATGGTGGTCTGTCATAAACTAACTCTAAATCAATTATAGATTTTTTATGTATTTCAATAAAATTAAAAATTTCTTCTGTTTTTGCGTTTTTATCTAATTCTTCAAAGTTCATTGTTTATTGATGTTTTTAAGTTATTGTAATACATTTATAGCGGTTAGCTATTAGTTATCAGCAACCGTTGGAGTCGCTTAATTTAGTACCCAGTTTCTTTTATCCGTGTAATCGTTTTTGCTAACTCTAATTCACTTTCCGCTTTTGCTTTTTTAATTCGTTCTTCTTTCCGTTCATCTTCGGTTGTAGCACTTATATTATACTCATATTTTTCATTCATTGGTATAATCATTAAGACAGTTCCGCATTCGTGGCATTTTAATTTTGATATTAATATTCTACCCCCAAAACTTCCACCAGCTCCGCCCATAATGATGTTTTTATCTTTGCATTGTTCGCTAATACATTTAATGTTTGTAAAGTCCATTTTATTTAGTTTTTAAATTGTTAAAATTTGTGTTAAGTGGTATGCTGATAACAGTGGTTTGAAAGATATTAGGGTCTTTTGGCTTATTTATAAATTGGCTTGTACTTGCTTTTATTTAGGATTTCTGTCATTATTTTGGCTTATATCTCCCTAACATCTTCAAGCCACGAACCGTTAGTAGCAAGACTACAATTTTGTTTCTTCGATGTGATCCCAATGTGTAGGATGTTTAAAATCAACTGTTTTTTCTTCGTTTTGCTTTAAACTCCAAAGTTTTCCTCTATAATAACCTGTGGTTTCCCATCCTTCTCTTTCAGGAGCGCCAATACCACTTGGTTTGTGAAAAACTTTTAATTTTGTATTTTCGGGCGGTTTTTGAAATAATATATTTTTCAATTTTATTAAAGCTTAATCTTCTGGTAAATCACAAATTCCTGAACAAAATTTAAATCCGCTTTTACCTATTTCACAAGAAACACAACTGTATACTTTTTCTTTTAACATAATTTCTATTTTTTTATTTGTATTTAATTATTAATATTTATTTTCAATTGCCATACTAGGCATAACAGCCTTAGTAGTTATGTTAAAGAGCCTCCTGTATGCATTAGTTTACAAAATTCATTACAATCTCCATTAATATTAATATAAGCTATACCATAATCAAATTGATATTTAACATCAAATTCTTTTTTATAGTTTTCACCTGCTATAATGTCTATTATTTTTTCTGTAAATAATATTCTAGGAATCATCTCTAATGAAGAAAACCCCTTATTTGGAGACGTTCTAGTTTGTCTCATTGATTTTTCTACCGATATTATCATAATTATGATTTTGTAGTTATTAATTCGTCTTATTTAGCCCAAACCACACCAAGTGGTAGGAAGTTATTTATAATTATCAATATCTTTTAAAAATTCGTTTGCTGTGTTGTAAAATGATTTCTTTACTTTTTCGTGACTCCAAAACTTTTTAAGTTTATTAATTACCTCGTTTTGGTTTTTTGT